CCTGTTGCTTGAATAGGCATATACAAAAGAGGGGATATAAACGGAATTGTAAATTCAGCAGATTGGTTAGTAGCAGGATCAATAATGACACTTGGAAAACACACCAATGAATTCATTTCCTCAATAGCAGATTCCATAGCTGTTATTGCTCTCCCAGCAGACCATATTACCAACAAACGTCCTGAATGAAATCTAGTTCCATTAATAGTTACTCTAATTTTGAAATTAGAACGATAAAATCGAAAGAATTTCAATTTAGAAGACTTAAATTTAGAAGAAGAGATATCTCCAGGAATTTCAATTGTCTTCAACAGTTGATCTTGCAAATCAGTCTCAGCCCAGTCAAAGGTTGTCAATAATGCAGGACGAGATAACATAGTAACGATATCTTGACTTGCATTAGTAGCCCCTTGACCCTTCTCAGACCAACTTTTAACGTATGCCTCAAAACTCTGTTGATGTGGTGTTACATTGATCTTAGCTGCTGGAACAGAATCAGCAAACAAAACAGTATTCTCTTTCTCTAACTTCACTTGTTCATTTATTTCAGCCATTCGTCACATTGAAGCCTGTTGTAAATAAAGAATACATGCAAGCGATCAACCCAGGCTCTCTCACTTGCACTTTGGCTATTTACATTAAACATGTGCCAAATGTTAATGTCAGTGTCACCTCTCACAACTGAAAGAGTTTGCATACAGCCCAATGAGCTGAAACACATTCATACACATTATACTCTGTATCTCTCATTCCACAAACGCAATTGTTCACCATATGATAGAGTCACATGCTTGATGTCCATCAAATTCAATGCAGTCTCAAACTTGCCTCTCCACATATTGTAAACACTCACTCCATGAAAATGCAATTCATACAAAGCATCATCCACATTCAAACACACTTGTTCATGAGGATCATTCCCAGTACGAATCCAATTGACCATTTCCACAATATCTTTGACCTTTCTCAAAGGGACATGTACACCATGCTTCTCTGACCATTGCCATTGACGTTGTAAAAATGTCACTTCATCGCACTTCTCATAGACCTTCATTTCAGCATTCTTCTGTGCAGGTGTCATTTGCATTCCAATTTCTCTCATAGCAGCTGTCAAAGCTTGCTGATTGAACCATGAACAAGAAGGATGCACTGTTGCAATGTTGTCATCACCATACGAACACAATGATACACAATGCCGCAATTGCTCAGGACTCGCCTTCATAGGATCTACCGATGAAGCAATCTTGACAAAACAATATCTATACAAGATAGATACCAGAATTGAATTCAAGACTGCAGTCATCGGTTCTCCAGAAGGATGAGTTCTGCTCATTTGCCAAACATCATTGTATATTATGTATCGTGGTTCAGCCACACATCCAAACAGCATTTCCATTTCATCAGGAACAACCACACCTTTCAGCTCAAACGAGCGTTTGATCACTCCAAAGACAGCCCACATCATCTGACTAGTTATGCTCTTATCAAAAGCCTTGAAATCCAATGCCATCCACTTCGAGCCCTTCACTTTCATTTGTTGCAACAACATCTCCCATTCTCTTGAGTATACATCTATTCCAATTGCGTGCTCACACTCAGCTCTTCGCTTCATGTAAGCAGCAGCAAATCTCAAGAAGTACTGTCGAAAACGAATTACGTGTGCAACATTTGAAGCAGCAAAGACTCGAGTCTTGCCATCAGCAACTTTCTCCAATGATCTTCTCTCGTCCTTCAAAGTGCATACAAAATACACTTCTGGAATTTCTTTCTTTGCCAAGCTTGCATCCATCTTATCTAGTTCTTTTCTCAAATCACCATTTCCAATAGACGCATTTGGTAACTCACCCTCAAACAAATGTCTCTTTCCAGAACCTGGTGAAAGCTTAGTCAATGGAAATCCTGGAGATGATCCCATGTTGATAGCATCAACATAATCCTCTCCAATGATCCCATTAACTGCTTCACTCTCATCAAGAACTGAAAAGTCATCTGCAAAAGTAGCTCTCGCTACCATTTCAGCCACATCTTCAATGCAACTGTCCAACAATTTGGTATCCATCAAAGCATTGTTGTCAAATGCTCCTGACAATCCTTCCATCATTGGTGAAATTTTCTTCCCTTCCTTAGTAAACGGCCGAAGCTTCGCAGGAGCAGTTATATGAGTCTGGACCATATCATGAATTGGAGATTCTCTCAACATAGTTTTCACCATGCCAGTCATCATCCATCTCTGGTCCAAAACTCCTACATGCTCATACGGTACTTCACCCATTTCACAACGGGGGGTAGCAATCTCACTCAGAGGTAGAGTTGTTTCTGGTCCTGCTATTGGATTAGCCACACTCATCAGTTCATCAACTAACTCACGCGTCACCAATGCAGAAAAACCCATGTCGTTTCCTCCATGAGTACCCGCAACATGTATTCCAACAATACATCCGTGCAATCCTTCTCCAATACAGACAACAGGAGAACCACACTGTCCTTCTTTTGTACATGCAAAATAGACATGACCACGCACAAGTTTGATATCCTTAGCTCCTCCCGGAACCTTGTACACCAAAGGTTCTGATTCCTGATCGAAAATTTCTTCAAGAGCCATACCTCGAGCTTGTATGTGTGTCACATCCATTCCAATATGCTGAAGGACAAATTCTCCTCGCCTGGTCTTGGCAAGTTCATGTTCTCCCACAAACAATGTACGAATGTCAGGTCGACTTGGCAAAAGTTTTGCTGACAATTCATACAGGGCCACATCCGATTCCTCCATGACACACACATTTTCTCTTATATACTGCTCCTGAAACTTTCCAACATTCTTATTCATTAGAACGATAGTCTCACCATCATTCAAATGCTCAAGAAAGTGCAAAGGCATTATACAGTATTTTCCAACAAGGAAAAGTGCATTCACAGATTTCATCGTTCGTGGACACGTCACAAGAAACTGATTTTTCTTCAACAACTTGCTCAACGCATCCTCAACGTTCTTTCCATACTCTGATCGAATGTTTCCTCTTTGGCTTCGCACTTGCAACTTCTTTGCAACCACTTTCACAGACCTCGGAGCCACTTCATACATTGATTGAGCCTGAACTATTTTGTCAATTGGTGTTTCCACCTTCTTTCCTCTAGTCGCAAGGAGCCATATCGTAAGCACAGACACAACTGAACCCAATGCAATCGAAACCGCATTGCGTTTAATCGTGTCCAAGAACTTTGGAACATAGCTCTGCAACTCTTGACAAAATACTTCAGGTGTAGTCAACGTCTGATGCGGACACACGGTGCCACTTCGCCAATGTTCATACCTGTGTTTCCACCGAGTGAAAAAGCTCACATTCTTGCATCTAGGACATTCCAAACTGAGAGCTTCGCTGGGCAAACCATCTGAATTTGCTAAAGCACTGAAGACAATTCCTTTCATCTTCAATAATCTAGCAGGATTCTCAGGTTCACTCAGCAAAAGCTCATCAATTGAGTTCAAGAAATTCAAAGCCTGAATTCTTGTGAAAGATTTTTGAAATCTCTCCACAAGTTGCCTCTCCACTCTTGCTCTTTCTATCGATGTCCACATCGTTGGCAATGGTTCATCACCCATTTCAGCAGTGAGATTAGCTCTCGCTCTTGCCTTCATCTCTTCTATATACTTTCCTCCCCTCTTGATGTTTTCACAATAAGAAGCCAAGAGAATATCCAGAAGAGCTTCATATGGCATCCACTGAGAAATAACTTCGTTATTCATGTTATTCTCAAGCTGAAACTCATACACTTCCGTGAACAACAACTTCTCAGTTCCAAACACTCGTTGTACCTTCTGCCTGTCCAAAATTGCAGTAGGTGGTGGTCCAGTTCCATACTTATGTGTCATTTTCAAAAATTCAGGTTTAACCTTCACGCGCACGACAAAATCCCGCCTTCTACGAATAGCATCAGGGCAATTCATCTCACGCATGTCTGGTTCCTTCAAATTTGATGTAATCAACACAAGTTCAGACTTGAACCGAGCGCTTTTCTTTTCCTCCAATTCCGCAACATGCAATGGAAATGGCATTATGTTCGCGCACTGGATTATTTCACCAACTTGAGAACACCTGTCATTTCCAGGAATCTTGGAAGAGAAATCATCATATACCACAACCTTATGATTTGGTGTGTAACCATCCCAAAA